ATGCACTATCCTGTTACCCTAACCCCTGATACAGACGGCTTTTGCGTTACTTTTCGTGACATTCCAGAAGCCATCAGCCAAGGCGATACCACGGACGAAGCCCTAGACATGGCACAAGATGCCTTAATGGTCGCCATGGAGTTTTATTTTGAAGATAACCGAGCCGTACCAATGCCAAGCTAAGCACAAGATGGCGAGCATTTGGTTAGCTTGCCACCGTCTGTATGGGTAAAGGTGTTACTGCTTAACGAAATGATTGCCCAAAATGTCAGCCAAGCTGAGCTTGCCAAAAGAATGGGCATTGTGCCACAAAGTCTAACCCGCCTTGTGGATTTATCGCACACCACCAAAATTGACACCCTTGCCAATGCTTTTGCCAAATTGGGTAAGCAGTTACAGGTTGGTTTGACTTAATGCCTGATGACGCACCACCATCGCCGTGCGTCTTTGCCAACTATCCCCATAAATCTCACGCACGCTAAGACCGCCATGGGGGTGGTGCAAAATTAGGGCATTACCCACACAATCAGGGGTTTTCTCGCTTGTCAATGCTCCATCATCGCCAAGCCAAATTAAGGCATGATTGACATGATGGGTACGCCCAACACGGCATAAAATCACATCGTGCTTTTGTAAGTCGTTTTTGTCTTGCACCTTAATAAAGCCTGCTTTGGTGAAGTTATTTTCATAAAGTGGTTCATGGTTTGGGTTTTCCCACCAGTCATCAGATCGTGCAAAGCTTGGCAGTGTGATGTCAAGCTCACGGCTGTAATAGTCTTGTACTAGACTATAGCAATCTTGTACGCCATGATAATACTCACGCCCTAATAATGGGGCTTGATACGCTTTGGGTTTATGGCATTTGACATCAAAGTACTGCTCACCGCCTGCGTGGTAACCAAAAGCACAAATCACCCAATCTATCCCATGTATGCCCATCTGCACCCTATCCACTTCGGACGGCTCAGCATTGCCGTCAGGGTGGCTATGGACAATCGCTTGTATTTGACCCTTTTCCCCCATCTCAAACATGTCAATGGGGTCTATCTCAAAATGCTCGGTAGGATTTGGGGCAACATTATCACAGGGGTAATACTGCCCATCTATGATAAGCCCACAGCACTCGTTAGGATAGGCGGATTTGGCGTGGGCGTGGATAGCTTCTTTAATGGTTTTGGTTAGTCGCATGGTTTATCCAATAAAAAACCGCCCAAGTTGTACTTGGACGGCTGAATATTTGTTTATAATTCAAAGGCTTATAAAATAAAAAAGCCAAATAATTTTGCGAAAAAACGCAGAAATTAATTGACTTTATTTGTATATTGTAATACAATACATTTCATCAACACAAGGGGTGTTGATTGGGCTAGGACAAGCCTAGCGGTAACATAAGGAGGAAAGGCAATGCTAAGACTCACAATCATCATTGCCCTGCTGTTGCTAAGCTATCCAGCTTACTAACAGTAAAAGCCTAAGGTAGTTGCAGCTACTAAGGCAGGTTAGGTGGAAACGCCTAGCCACTCCTTACCCATTATCATAGCACCATTTTTATAAAAATCAAGGATTTTTTATGGCAGATAAAGCAAGCCCGCAAGCACGCAAAAAAGCAACCGCTAACTATTTTGATAAGTCACTGGCACGCATCGGACTTGTCATCAGTCATACCGAGCCAGAAGTCTTAGCAGCGCTTGAGAGTATTATAGCACGCAAGGGCTGCTCTAAGGCAATGGCAATCAAAATCGCTTTGGTTGAGTATGCCAGAACGCTTGACTAAATCAAACCAGCGGCAGGAAACCCACAAAAACTGCCTTCATTGTCCCTTAACTTACAGTGGGCTAATAAACCGCTACATCTGTCCAAAGTAGGGTCATCGGTTGGCTTGCCATCATGGGTAAATCGTGCTGTACCTGTATAACCACACACTTCGCCACGATAACGACCACAGACTGCTTCATTACAGTAAGTGGTGATTTGACGCACAGGGATTTTTTGCCCTTCAAAGTCCACAGGGTTTGATAATTCAAACTCTACAATGCCAAGGCTTGGGTTTTCGCTCACCTTTTGTTCTATGTACCATTCTTGCTGGCGGTAATTTTGGGCATCATGGCTGTCAAGATACGCCTGCAGGGTATGCGTTACAGTAAGCTTAGCCCTTGCAAAATCATCATACAATCGGCAAAGGGCTGATACCGCCCCTTGTATGCCATTAATCTTATCGCCAATGCTAAGCTTAGGCGTGCTTGCTCTGCCGTCTGAACGCATTTCAAGCCCTGTAACATTTAGGGCTTGTGGGTTGTATTCGTTGCCACGAAAAGTAATCACGCCATCATTACGCTCGTGGTTATGACCGTGAAAGCGTAAAATACCAGCACCAAGTTTACTTGCATCAAGCTCAAAGAGCGTAATTAGTCCATCTACTGTGGGTTTTTGAAAGTCGCTGTTTAATGGCATAAGCCCTCCAAATAAAAAGATAAGGAAAGTAAATTTCCTTATCTTTGATTGTGTTATGCTTCATTTGGTGCTTTTGCATCATCTGCCTTGTCTGTGGTTTCACTAGCAAGGGCAGCACGCACGCCATAACGGTCATTTTTATAAGACAAGCTAAACTCGGTGACCGTTTGGCTGTTGTCCCAGCCTTGTAGTTGGCGTAACTGGTTAGATGCCCACGCTAAAAGGTCAGCACGAAACGCCGTGGTGCGATTGCGTTTTAGCACGCCGTTGTTAGCTTCATTGTTACTCACTTCAAAGCCGTCATCCTCAGGGTAGTAGATGACTTCAATGGTGGCAGCTTTATCGCCGTGTTGGTTTTTCCAAAAGTCCACCTGTGCGATAAAGCTCTGTAATACCTGTGCCTCGGTGCGTGATAGTTCGGTTAGAGTTGTTTCACTCATTGTTTTGCTCCTAAAAAAGCCCTTGATTTACAAGGGCTGTGGGTATGTCGACGACATTAATGTCGGCGAGTTAAAAAACCGCTCATCAGATGGGCGGTTTGGTTTAAAAAACCTGCTTTAAAGTAAACCCAATTTGCCAAACATCGCCCCCCATCTTTTGGCGTGATACCTCACCATCTAGGCGGACTTTGATACTTGGTTCATCGGTTAAAGGCTTAAAGTTAAAAGGCTCAACGCCTTTTGTGTCAATTAAAAAGCGGTAAATCTCATCAATCACCGCTTTTTTATCAGTCCTGCTACATTGCCATGATTTACGGCTGTTGTTAATGCCAAAACTTACCGCCTGCTCGTAGCCATCACCAAAGGCGGTTATGGTGGTATTTAAGTCGGTTGTTTCGCTACTGTCTGCCGATATGTCCCATGTAAAAGTTTTCATTTTTTGCCAATTCTATGTTAAAATTTACCATAAATTATCCTTTTAAGTACCGTTTAAAGGGGTAATAAAAAACCCAACTGGTGCAAACAGTTGGGTTTTTGCTTATCTGCGGTATAGCCTGTCAAGATGTCCGTTTTGTTTGCTCTCTTGTATCACGACTTGCCGAGCGATTTTTGCCATGGCTTCGCCCATGGTTTTACCCATTTGGGTATCGGCTTGGACATTACTACCGTCAGAGTTTACGGTTACATGGACATTAATATGATTGACATGACCACCAATGCCATCACCACGGTTTAGCCGTTCAAGATTGCCAACGCCGATACGCTTTGTAGCTTTAGCATTTAGTACATATTCTTGACCATGTACTACCCCTGCCACCTGATTTATCCCCATGTTGCCTGTGTAGCCCCCTGTGGCAAACCCTTTGGGGCTAATGGCGTTAATCATGCTTAACACATGCCCCTGTTCCAAAGACACTTTGGCGACATTGGCAAGTTTTTGCCAAATTGTCACCGCTGATGGGTCTGCCCAAGCATCAGCAACCGCCTTACCCATTTTAACGCCCACATCCGCCAACGCATAGGCTTTTGACGCAGCGAACATGACACGGTAGGCTTTGGACTGCTCACCTGCTGTGTTTTTTAAAAACCCTGCAAATGCTGTTAAATGCTCTTGGTAGTTTTTGACTTTAGCATCTTTTTCGGCTTGCTCATATCGCTCGGTGATTTGCTGTCTTAGGCTTGTGGCATTTTCAAGCTTATCGCTGTGCATTTGCTCATACCTATCAATTACCGCCATTTTTTCATCATATTCACGCTGTAGCCTTTGGGCTGGCGTTTCATTTGCCAGTGCTGTATCTTTCATTAGCGTATCAAATGCCTGTTTGGCATTTAGCTTATCTTTGGCATTTTGTAGCTTAAAGATAGCGTCTATTAGCTCATTGATTTCATCAGTGGTCGCATGGGCGTATTTGTCTGTCTGTTCAAGCTCATAAAAAAAGTCATCTAAGGGGTGATTACTGCCTAGCAATGCCAGCTGTTTGTTAATATCTTTTAGACTTTCCCCAATGCCATCGCTTGCTTGTTTGGCGTCTTTGGCATTTTGTAGCTTAATCATCTCATCTTTAAGAGTTGCCAACTGCTCAGTGGTATAATAAGCATATTTCTCAGCGTTTTGTAAGTCATATAAAAACTCAGCCAACGGCTCTTGACTACCCATTATTGCCATCTGTTTTTTGATGTCTTTTAGCGTGCTTTCAAACGCTTGGGTCGCCTCATGGCGATTGGTTGCATCAATTAGCTCTTGACTTGTTTTCTTGACTTGCTCAAACAAATCCAAAGACGCTCGCACAGATTTGTCGGTTTCATCATATTGTCTTTGCATGATTTCAATGCTAGTCAATCCAACATTGGCGAGATTTTGCTGGGCTTCATGCAGCTGTTGGGTGAGCGTTAAAATATTGCTTTGTAAGATTTGCTCTTGTGCCAACTTTTGTAATCGGCTGGTGTCTTGTTTGCCGTATTTACCAAAGGCAATGTCTTTGGTTAGCTGGGCGTATGGGTTGCCTGCAATGTGCTGTTTGGTTAAAAATATCTCTTCTGCGGTTTTTTGTAGTTCGCTTTCAAGGTCGTTTTTTACGCTTTTAGCAAGGTTTTTGGCTTCTTTGGCTGCTATCGGTGCTTTATAGGCGATACCAATTGCCAAGCCCTCTGATATCCAGCCACCAACTTGTTTCATCACACGAGATGGCGAATGAATGTCAAAAAAGCCTGTGATGGCATTTTTTACGCTACTTGCCATCTGTTTGGCTTTGCTAACCGCTGCACCTATTTTCTCGCTGATACCATTAATAAAGCCCTGCATGGCATCACGCCCAACTTGTAGTAAATCTTTGCCAAGTTTTTTTAAGGCATCTACAATGTTACCAACCAATTTTTTTAAGATATCAACGGCTTTTTGAAAACCATCTTTGATGGCGTCTTTTACGCCTTGCATATCGCCAGTTAATACGGCTTTTATCACTTTAAAAGCGGTGCTAAAGATGGTTTTCACCATCTCAAAGCCTGCATTAAAAATGCTGGCAAAAATGGTAACACCTGCCATAAAAATCGCTTTCATGGCTTCAAATTGTGTACTGATAATGCCAGATATTTTATCAAAAACATGGCTAACAACACTGACAACCGCCTGCCAAACGGTTTTAGCAATACCGACCAAGCCGTCCCATGCGTTTTTAAAAAACTCCAAAACAGATTTGATGATAGGCTTTATTTTATCAATGGCGTAAGAGACAAATTCTGTTATCGCATGCCACACACTTTTAGCAATATTGGCAATGCCATCCCAAACCGCCCCTACCACCTCCCCAATCGTGCTAAATATTTCACCAATATTAGCTACCATGTCTTGTACTGGTTTTGGCATTTGTGATAACCAATCAAAAAAGGTCTGTTTGACTTTATCCCAAAGCTCGCCAAACCATTCGCCAACGCCCTGCCAAGCTTGTTGTATGCTTTCCCAAGCTTGGCTTGCATAGTCACTGACTGCTGCCCAAATCTCTTGCCCTTTGGCTTTGATTAAGTCCCAGTTATCATACAATAGTGCACCGACAGCGACGACAGCAGCGATAGCAGCGACAACACCCAAGATTGGTGCAACAGCAACCGTTGCGCCTGCGGTTAATATCGCCCAACCTGATGCCAAAATTGGCAATACAGCTAATACGCCACCAAGGATTGTTAAAACGCCAGTAAATGCGCCTGCGATACCTACGATAGCAGCGACAAAGGTCGGATTTTCTTTTGTGAAGTCAGCGAATGCATTAAGCACAGGAATGACTGCATCTCTGACGCTATCAAGCGCAGGTTTAAACACTTCGCCCAAAGCGGCGCTTGCATTTTCCAGAGAGTTTAAAAACATCTGATTGCGTGCTTCACTCGTGCTTGAGACATTTTTCGCTTCTTGAGCCATTGAACCGATATAGCCTTGTTGTTCGGCTAACAATTCATTAATTTTCTCTAAAACATCAGGTGCACCTGCTAATTGCACAATATCATCGCCAAAGTTTTTACCAAATAAATCGGTCACAATGCCAATTTTCTGATCCTTTGGTAATTGCTCAATGCCTTCAAGCAGTTGCATGATAGCTTTATAGCCATCTTCTCTGATTGTCTTACCAAATTCTTGAGCATTTAGCCCCATGGCTTTTAGTGATGCCGCTACATCTTTATCTGCAACATCAAGTGTCGATAAAGTTGTTAGCATTGAGTTAATCGCTGTACTTGCTACTTCAGGCGCTTTACCCAATGAGATCATTGCACTTGTTAGTGCGACCGCTTCTTTTTCAGCTAAACCAAACGCTTTAGCCGTACCGCCAATTCGTGTTAATGATTCGACAATTTCAGAAGCTTTGGCAGGCATATTATTTGATATAGTGTTAATCATATCGCCAAATTCGCCCATCTCTTCAATCGGCTTACTGAAAATATTAGCAAGTTTAGCCATGCTATCACCTGCTGACTCAGCAGATATATCAAAAGCAGTTGCCATGTCAGCGGTTAATTTTGTAAATGCAATCAAGTTTTCTTCAGCGACGCCAAGCTGACCGCCTGCCGCTGTAATTTGTGCAAGCTCTGTAAATGTCAAAGGAATTTGCGTACTAAGCGCTTCAAGCTCTGCACGCATATCTTTTAGTCCGTCAGGGCTTTTAAAGTCCACGACTTTTGAGATACCTGCCAAAGCTGATTCAAATTCATTTGCTTTGCCGATTGATAGTGCCACCGTGCCTGAGATAGCAGCAAAGCCAACCGCTGCGACGGCTGTGGCTTCTTTAAATGATGCTGCCAAGCCTTTTTGAGCATTTGACGCTTTTTTAGCTTCATCACCAGCTTTTTTACTGGATTTTGACGCCTTGTCTGCCTTGTCTGAAAAGCCATCAATACCAACGCTTGCCTTACCGCTTGATTGTTCAATCTTATCAAAATGCTCTTTTAGATTTCCCAAGGCGGTATTAGCACTGTCGGCATTCACCTGTATGTCTAAGCGGTATGTATTTGACATAAATTCACCCAATAAAAAACCGCCCATAAAGGACGGTTGGTTTTTTAAGTTATATAATGCTATTTAGCTTGTTGATTGGTGCGGATTACTCTAAAGATAGCAATCGGGGTGATGCCATAACTGCTTGTATTCCTACCCATTGTTTCTTTGAGCGACTGAGACAATTCCAAGATTACATCGCCAAAGCTACCAGTTGTCATATCTATATTCATATCATCATTTGGGATGGCGTCTAACACTCCCAAAACATAATATTCCCCAAACAACACCTTACCATGCTTTAGGTTGATATCGTGTGGATTGCCGACCATTTCTCCACGATTTAAGGTCATCCATACCATGTCTTCACCGACTTTTAGTCTAGCTTCAAGTGCATATGGAATAGCCTTAATTAATTGAACCACTGGCTTGTTTTCCTCAAGCTTTTTCTTTACCGCCTGCCTTTTTCTATCACCATACAATTGCTTGCATTCTTCTTCGGTTGCAAAGTGCATTGTTGGCTCAAGTAGATTTTGCAGTGTTTCTATATCTGTAATGCTTAGCACACCGTTTAATAACACCAAATTACCTGCTGAATTCTCACCAAGTTCTCGACTGATAAATCCTAACTCGTCTAGCTTATCAATCATTTCCCTAGGTAATGTTGGTGTCGCATCATAAGTCTTTTCGCTAGATTGATTTTCACCTGTAGCATAGTTCACCTTAGCGTCAATCTTTGCCATAGCATTTACGCCAAAAGCACCCTCGCTCGCTAAGCTGCTATTAAGTGCGTTATTTGCCTTAATGCTAGCCAACGAGCCAAACCCTGTCAGCTGCGCATAAAACGAGCGAATTTTAATGCTGTCAAGATATAAAAAATCAAAGAGAGATTCTGTGGTTGGTGATTCTTGCACCATGGTTAATCTCCTCTTTTACCTTTTTTTGCTCTTGGTGAAATTTCTCGGTTTCCCTGCTCATTGCTTGGTTTAGGCAACTAAACATATCACGCAAAAGTTGAGCAGAGTGGTGAGTTGCATCTGATTTTTTAGCATTATCTTGCATACACCCATCTCCTTGATGATAACAATACTAAAAGTATCGCTGAAATTATATTATAGCAAGCATGATATGGTTTGAACAATTTGTTTTACTTATCAATAACAAATACCAATGCCCTGCCCATCATCTGATGAGCTAGTCAAGATTGACCATAAATCTCTTACCTTGAACCATTCTTGTAATGATGGCTCTAGCGATTTCATCTTCATCTATATCCAAGCTGGGTGCTACGCCCCCAAGCCGTTTGATTTCTGCGTGCAAACCATGCAGATAGTTCATCGCTTGGTTAGTTGCCTGATGACAGGTGATTTGAAATTCCCCTTGTTCCTTTGCATCTGGCTTGATCATTAAGCTATAAGCTATGTGTGTATGCTATCGCTCGTGGTAGGTCTGCCAAATCAATTTCATCAATTAAAAGCTTTTTCATTCAATAACTCCCTAGTTAATCGGAGTTATAACTTTACAACATTTTTTCTTGTTTGTTAAGATATTATTTTGAAATAAAGCCCTAAGTTTTCTTAGAGCTTTTGTTATACTCATCAAGCCATAAATCATCAAGCATAAAAATAAGCTCAAACAGCCACGCCCTGGGCAATAAGCTTTGATAATGCTCACAAACATCACAAACATCACGCACAGACAAGGGCAAAGCGATGCCTTGGGTGTATCGCCTTGCTCGGTTTGCCAGAGCAAAAACCATAAAGATATTGTCAACATATACATCGGCAGCGGCAGGCGTGGGCAAATCAATCCCCAACCGCTGATAGCTTTCAATACGGTTTGGGGTAAGTGTTACCCTGATTTTTTCCCATTGGTAGCAGTCGTGGACTTTTTTACCAGTTTTGCCTTATTGTCTTCAAATTCTTGGCTAAGGCTGGCATAAGTTTCAAATAGCAAGGTAATAAACTGTGTTAATTTGTCTTTTTCAAAACCTTGGTCAAGCAGAATTAAAAAGTTATCGCCATTGATGGCTAACGGCTCACCATCAGCGGTAACATTCCATTGACTGATACAGTACTCACCCAAGATAAATAGCATGGCTTCGTATTCGCCAATTTCATCTTGATTGCCACGCTTTAAGCTGTCTTTGGTTACCTTTTTGGGCGTGTTTGCTATCTTTTGTACCTCAGCGGCGGCTCGTTTAAACGCTTCGCTTGCTTGAATTTCAAGCGTCAATTCAAGCCCATCAAATTCAATCTCACGCTTAGCACTCATCTTAGCGTCTTTTTTTAAGAGTGTTAAATCAAATGCCATGTTATTTTTTCCTTAAAGTTTATCGAATCGTATGGATAATATTGCCCATCTTAATTAAAAAACAAATGAACGGCGGTTAAAATCATATCCAGCTTATAAAGCGTAATCAGACTTGCCACCATCAGCCAAATGACAAATAAGCCGTGTTTTTCAATTAAATATTTCATAAAATCCACAATTATGGTAATATATTCCACAAGTTAATTCCTTTTATCTGCCAAAAGGGGTTAATAAAAAAGCCTAGCTATTTGCAGTAGCTAGGCTTTTGTTTTATCACTGATTAGGCGGTATGTTTCTCAATCACTGGGCTTTCATCAACCACCGTGTAAGACAAATCCACGGTAACCAAATCCGTGCCTGATGGGCTTGGAATTTCGCCTGATACCTGAAATTTGGGTATTTTAATCACATACTTACTATTACCAAACTTAATCGGCAACTCAAGGCTTAGCGTTGCCCCTGTCATTTGGTTACTAATCATCTCATGGGCTTTTTGGCTATAAGCAATCGTCATAGAGCCTGTAATGTTGGTAAGCATGGCTAAGATATTACCACCATAGATATTATCGCCCAAGCACTTTTGTACTTCTGTTTGGTTATCAAGCTCAAAACTAAAGCTTTCAACACACACATCAAGTTTTGTGCCATTTACTTTAATCTCGCCAATAGACAAACCGCTTGCCTTAGCGGTATCTGCTTGGGCGGTCGGTGTTTTGGCAAATGAAGTTGTTTTACTTTCTTGATAGCCTAGACCTGTCATACCAAATTTTAGTTTAATTAGGCTTGATGTATCCACACTCAGCCCAAAGCTTGATACAACGCACCCTGTAAAGACATGGTTAACATTAATATCGCTAAAATCCTTGGCTATAGCAAACTGATGTTTTGTTGCACCAACGCTTAGCGTATTAGGGCTAGCACCTGCTGACCATTCACTCCAAAAAGCAGCAGCAATTAATTCATCATACGCCCCAAACATAAGCTCGGTCTCAATATCGCCTTGTACTGACGCTGATGTTACCATACCTGCTTTTGCCATGCGTGAACCTGACAGCATCTCACTGTTTGTAAGCTCTGTGGCAACGGTTAGCCCATTACTGATATTTGGTAGGGTTTTCCAGCCAGTTTTAGGCAGGGTTTCGCCTGTTTGTTTGGCATACGCCGTTTTAACAAATGCTCCACTAGACATAAATCAATTCTCCGTATCATCAGTTCGTTGTTTTAACACTCGGTAATACTGACGCATATAATAAAGTTGGTCTTTCATTAATATCCACTCATGTGGGTGAATATCTTTGGGTTTTGGGGCGTCTAATATTGCCCCAAGTTCATTAATTTCACCATACAGCTGTAACAGCCGTCGGTGTCGGTTTTTTGGCATTAGTAGTATCTCCACGCTACGCTTACATTAATTTGGTAGTAATCATGAAATCCTGCATTGATGATACTTGCCGTCAGTGTCTCAAGCCTACCAAACCGCCTTGTTTGTAAATGATTAGCTAGGCTATCCGCCTTTTGCTTAATCGCCACCGTGCCTAAATCCTGTGGGCAAAACAGCTGTATTACCAGCGTGCCTTGTTGCATAATATCAGGCTTATCGCTGATACTGCGTACTTGATTGACACCACCCAAAATTGTAACCCTGCCCCAAATGCCATCAGGGGGTTTAAAGTTTCGGTTTTCTTTGGCTAAGGGGACATCATCAAAATACTCCCAGGCTTTGATATGCGTCAGTAGCGTTTGTTCAATGTGAAAACTGTTCATAATGTGAAAACTGTTCATTGTTTTGTCCAATAAAAAAACCGCTCTAAGGGCGGTTTATCCCAATTTATTTTAATGCCAAAATCAAAGCACTCACCGCCAGTATGATACTGGCTAACGAAAATCCGCATAACGCCACCGCTTGTATTAAGCCTACTTTGTCTGCACCTTTTGAAGTCATTTTGCCACCTATCTGTAATTGTGAATTTGACTTGTGGTTATTAAACATATATAATAAATCCTGTTCAATGTCGAAAATTGAAAATAAAAAACCCAGTAATTTGCCGTTACTGGGTTTTTGCTTACTAAAAAACCGCCAATCTACAAGAGATAGGCGGTTGATAGAATTTTGGTATTATGACAAAATCATACCTTAAAATGGTCTAACTTTCAAGTTAGTTACACAAAATGGATTATCAGCACAAACACCCCACACATGGCAGGGTGCTTTTTTAAGGCAATAAAAAAGCCAAACATTTTAGAGAAAATGATTGACTTTATTTGTTGGTTAGCTTACAATATACACCAACAAGACAAGGTATTATCAGTCTTGGAGGTGGTAGCAAGGTTGCTGGAACAACCAAGCTACTGTACACTCACTAGCAGAAGGAAAAAGCGATGAAAACTTTCATACAAATCGCAATTATCCTTGTGTTGATTATCTTACTAAAATCTAGCAGTTAAGTCAAGCTCTAATCAACACAACGCAAGTCTCACAGCGACATCGTGGGGCTTGCGACTGCACAACCTAGGAGATTAAACCATGCCAAAAATCACAAGCACCCCAAAAAGCCAAACACAGCGTACCGCTGACTCTGATGCTAAGCGTGGCTTTAAAACCAAAGGCTTAAAGCTACATATTGATGACATTAGCTTAATAGAAAACTTATCCAAACGCTTAAATATTCCCCAAAATCAGCTCATCATGGATGCTGTGCGTGCATATCAAAGACAGCTTGATTAACCCAAATTGGCGATGGCACTGTTAAAGGCATTACCGTACACCCCTGTTGGGGCTTGTTGTGACCAGCCGTGTTCAAGTCGCAACGCATAGGGCAGGTTGTTTTGAATGTAGATGAGTGGGTAGGTGTGTTTTGGCAGACCTAAGACAAGTTCAATGCCACCGCCTGTCTCGGCATAGCTAGGACTGCCAATGCTGATATGATGGGCATTTTTGTAACGCCCTTTACGCACAGGACTTAGGGCGATGACATTGTTATAGCAGTCAATGGCAAATTTGCGATAAGTGGCGTCAATCTTATCAGCAATGGGTTCAATGCTAAGCTTTTTATTCCATTTAATGCCCATTAAAAGCCCCTTAGCTGAATTGTAAAGCTCACCTCAGCAGGATCATGACTGATACTGATGATTTTCATCTCGTTAATCTCATCATCAATCTGTGGTATCTCTGTCAGCTCATCTTGTAAGCAAATCAGCTTAACATCGCTTTGCATGATGGTCTTGTTATCAATCTCATGGGCGTAAAAGCCTGTAAAAACGCCCCTACCGCTGTAATTGATGGTAGATAGTACTTGGGTATCATTAACCGCCCAATCATCATCAGATAAGATGACACGCCTGCCTGTGAAGTCTTTGACAGCATCTTTTAAATCAGTATCAAAGGCTTGGGTAATTTCAGTACTAATTTCAGCTTTTAACCCCATTTCACACCCTAACCAAAGGCAAGCCAAACATTCCCAAAGGCTGTTGTAAATACGGCTCAATAAGTGCTAAAGCGATTTGCTCGTTTTGGCTCATAGCCTGCCCCATCTGTCCATCTGCATAGGTTTTTGAAACAGACACATCACCTGCCTTTGATGACTTTGAGATGACCTGTCCTTCGGTGCGTGTGGCAAACAAATCCCCATCAAGCCACGCTTTGGCAATGTATCTGCCTGCCTGCTTTATCGGCTCTGGTATGGTTTTAAATGGTATTAACTTATGCTTATTTAGCCACGCATTGACAATAACCACGGTTTGTTCATCAGCCTTATCAATGTCTGTTAAATCATCAAGTGTTATCATTGTTTCATCCTAAAAACCCCACCTAAAACAGATGGGGCTTTTGTTCGTGCTGTTTGGCTGTTATTCAACCTTAGCGGTCTCGCTCTTTGTACCTGTCAGTGCTTCGGTGACCTGTGGGTCTTTGATGCCGTAGTCTGCCCCACTTTTGGCAGGGTCTGTTACCTGTGCGTTAGCCAGTGTGCTTTTGCTTTCATCAAAATACGCTCGCTCTGATGGATAGGTAAAATTAAAAGCAGGCTTAACCTTATCTTTTGGTAATGACATGAATTTCTCCTTATAGGTTGGTGATTAAAAAGCGAATGGGGGTAGCATCAGCATCAGCGTCCAATCGCCAGTTTGCCGCTGTGGTTAAGTCTGTCCAACTCGCTGACAGCGCTTCATTTTTTGTGCCACCTGTTAGCGTACTAGGCTCACCGATGAAGCTAAACCCTTGGGGGTGGATAAGCATGTTACGGCGTGTCCATAGCGTGGTATGACCTGAGCCGTTGCCTGTGTTCGCTGTGCGTTCAAGCTCCAAATCATCATGCCCTGCAACCATATCAGCAGCAAATGCCCCAGCCCCTAACAAATAAGAGACATATTTGGCGTTTTTGCCTGTGCCTATGACCGTGGCACGCTTTGACTGGATAAGCCTGCGACCGTTATAAGTTTCAATCGGCTTTAAATCATCAGCGGTGGTTACTCTCTCAAGTAGTCGCTGTTTTCTCATCTTGGTTGCAATCAAAGGATGCACAACCATCAAACCTTTGCCCTGATACATTTCATCCATCGTGCCCTCAGCATCAATAAACGCATGAACATCAAAGCCTGATGAATCATCAGCAGTTGCCTTTGATATGTCAGTAGATAACTTCTTACCATTAGATTGGTCATAATTTAAAAGACCAAACAAGGTAGCAATGGCACGGTTTTCAGCTTGTGCAAGCCAATAATCATCAATCATCTGTGCCATAAGTTTTAGCGGTGATTGACCCGTCAAGTAGCTTTCAAGACGGCTTTCAATAAAGCCCTCATTTAATACCGCCAAACGCCCTTTTGATTTGCTGCCTTCGATTGAGCGTGGCATCGCAATATCTGTCATGATGGTGTTGGAATAGTTGGCTTCTAAGTTGCCATCAATGGGGTGGATAAAAGGCACATCAAAGGTTAATGAACCGCTGTTTAGCAAGGGGCGTAAGCGTGCATCTGAGACAAATGCCCCTGATTGCCAAAACTTTGACCGCTGTAAGTTGTCTTTAACCTGATAAGACAAGGTGACATTTTTATTAAAAATCTCTCTTAATTTTGCCATGATTACTCCAAAAATAATTGATTAAATAAAGCAGGGTTTGAGTTGGCAAGTGCTAATCGCTCTTGTTCACTGTAATCACCTGCTCGCTTAATTAATTGACCGTTTGAACCTGTACCACAGGATTTTGTGCCAATGATTAAGCTGTCGTATTTACCACAGTTTTGGATTTGTTTTGCCAAATCGTCAAGGGTCATGATAGATACAGCACCACTGTCATCTAACACGCTTAGCTGACCATCTTTGGCAGACAAACGCTTTTCAATGAGTATTTGTAAAATCTCTTGGTTGGCAGGGTTATCGCTTAACTGACTTGATAGCTTTTGGGCGTGTGATTTGACCAAATTCTCATCACGCTCTTTATCACGCTTAGCGATTTGCTCGTTTAACTCTTGGATTTTGGCTTGATACTGCTTTTCTAGCGTCTCAAAATCCCCCTTTTTGCGTGCAGTCTCTTCGGCAAGTCGCTCTTTTTCAGCCTGCTCAGCCTTTCGCTGTTCGCTTTGTTGCTTTTTTTCAGCCAAAAGGGTCTCGCTGTGTTTACGCAATCGTTCAACTTCTGCTTGTAGCTCGTTGTACTGCTCTTGGGTGATTTGGTTTTGTGTGTCATCACTTAAAACTGTGGTTGGTTTTTCGCTCATTGGTTACTACCTTTGATTTTGCTGTTACAAACAGCGGATGATAAAAAAGCACCCTACTGGGTGCTGTGTGTGAATAAATAAACTACAAAGGCATTTTCATCATCTGATGATAAACATCAACTTTGCTTTGGCGCAAGGATTTTATCTTGGCTTGTATAAGTGCTCTGCAGCCGCCTAGCACGCTCCTTAAAAAAGCCTTTGCCTTGCTTATAAGCATCTTTAAGGTCTTGACGCAAAGAGTATATCTCTGATGGCGTCAATGCCATATCTATGAATTTGTTTTGCAAGGTATCTTGCTTCTGATTCGGTAAATTGTGAGAAATCATAGCCAAATTGCTCCTGCCACCATTGTTCAATTTCTTTGCCTGCTTGTTTGCGAAGCTGCCCAAGCGTGGCTTTGGTAATAGGCAGTTTAGCAGAATTGGGTTTACCATTCAAGGTGCTGGCTAAAATTACTTTGCCACCCTTGCTCTCAATAAAGCCACGCAAATCCGCCAATGTGCCACCTTGGGTAATCACATCATCAACAATCATATAATGATGGCCACTTAATACAACACCATCAAAACTGACACGTTTTAAGAGTCTACCCACGCCATCAGATGATGTGCGATAAGCACGCTTAGCTTGTACAATACCCAAATCCATATCCACACCAAGCATTTCTGATAGAGCTAAGGCATAAGCCATGGGGATTTTGTTTCGCCCTAGCTGTTCTTCGGCATGAACAGGCACAATACGTACATTATCATAACCTTTAATTGTATGGTGTAATTTTAGTACAAAATCATCTGTTAAATATTCATCAACCAAAAATAATGCTGAGCTTAATTCCCCAGATTTGGCTTTTTGATAATGTTTGTGTGTTGTGATAGTGTCTTTGGCGTGGGCAATCATCACATTGGGCAAATCCCCCCAATCGGTTCTTTTCACAGCAAGTACTCTGTCTTTGGTATTGTCTAATTTTACCACAGCAGCAAATGCCTTATCAAAGGCTTTGGGTTCTAATGCTCTCATTTGTTCAAGCGTTAAGGGGGTGTAAAGTTCTTATCAAGCTGTAACGCCCTAAACCGCTCTACTGTCATGCCACCATCACGAAATAACTTCGCTCGGGTTTTACCCAACACTTCATCTTGATATTGGGCAGGCTGATTTTTTAGCCATTCATAATAAGTTTGATTTTTAACCACCCCATCCATGCTCGCTCGCTGTTTGGGCGTTTGATAGCCATCATAGACAATCTCAAAACTTGTACGGCAATTGTAATGATAGGGCGGATAAACTGCCTTATCAATCGGCATTATCTCACCGTCCAAATGCCTACAAATACCACTTGTTCGTAAATCTAAGGTTGCAATGACTTTAATGCCTTTGATGATGTCTTTGTTATCATGAATAAATTGCTGTTTGGCTTGGCTTGCAACAATGGCTGTGCCTGTGTGGGCAATGGTCTTGGCATGGCGTGTTGTGATTTGTAAAATCCCATCTTGGTAGCGGTTTTTGCGTGTACCTCGGATAATCCTAACAAGCTCTTGGTTTGGTAAGCCATTGGCATAAGCATAGCTGATGGCATTACTTATCTTTGTGCTTTGTTCATCACCAAACTTAGCCAAAATCTGATTAAGCGTTACACCAACCTGAGCAGATAGCTTGATGGGGCTGTCTGCGTCAAATTGTGGCTCATTCATGTTTAGCGTATCTGGCTTATCATCATCAATCATTTTGGTTTCAAGCGTATAGCTGTAATCGTATAGCTCTTGCCAATCTTGGGTTAACTCCAAGGCGTAACCTGCCAAAAAGCCCAAGAGCTTCTGCTTACTCTCGCCAATTAATAACTCAAATTCTTTATAGTTAAGCTCACTAATTTCATGACGAAATACCACCAATTGTAAAAACTCATCAATTTCATTAAGTGTGGTTTTAAACTTATTTGACAGATGAACCTTGAGCCTTTCTAAATTGATTAAATGCTTCATAAGTCATGCTCGGTTGTTCAATTAAACCATCTATTTCATCATTGCTAAGCTCGCCACTGATTAAATTAAACTCACGGGCTTTATCATACAGTACAGATTTAGGCAGCTTGCCTGCGTCAATTAAACCTGATAGCTGTGTTAATAAGCCAATATCAACCGCATGTTGGCTAAATTGCTGTCTAATAACAAATTTCGGTGGATGCTTTGCCCCTGTGTATCTATTGCACCAGTTTAATAGTGATAAAAAGCCTTCGTTAATATTGGCAACACATAAAGATGCTTGGCTGTGCTGTGCTGATGTTTCATTTTCTGCTTGGGTTGCTGTTTTGATTGTACTGTTTGCTTGCTTGTGCGTTCAGTAGCCTTGTTTGACTACCTAAAGTTGTTGCCGATATGCCGAATTTTTCTTGAATTTGTAAGCCAGTCATACGCTTACCTGACCTTTTTAGATAGCACAAAACAAGGTGCATTTTGCTATTTATCCTTTGGTTGTTAAAATCACGCTTTTTTGCTGATTTTTTCTTTGGCTGTTCGGAATTGTCAAGATTGATGACTTTGCCACCTTTTTTGATAAATTCAGCGATTTGTTGCTCTTGGGCGTCTAAATCTGTTCTTGAATAATTAAAATCATTGCTCACAGAATTAGAGTTTGGTATAATAAATTCGTTCATTTAACTTTCCTTAAGTTAATCCGAAAATGGATACCGCCCCTAGCGATAACTAGGGTTTTTTTGTTGTTCTCTGACATATTCCCAATTAATATCAGGACGCAAGTCTTCCGCTTTTACCTTACCGCCTGTCGCTTGCTCAATAGCTAAGCATCTACCCCTTGGCGGATTGTTTTTATCCCATTTACTCAATGCCCAAGGCGTGATGCCAAGTGAGCGAGCCAAGGCTGATCAATTTCCTAATATGGCGATCGCTTTATCTAATGCAGTCATAAATAATCCTACTTAAATACTACTTTTCGTTGCATTATACTATCAATAATAGTGATGACGCAAGTTATAAATTGGTGTAATATAATACTAATTACTACCTTAAGTAGAAAAATTGAGGAGAATGGCAGTGCAGGATTTTTCCATACGACTGAATCAAGCTATGTCAGCTAAAAATTTATCACTGCGTGATTTAAGTGAAAAAACGGGTATTAATTACGAAATGATACGCCGTTATTCCAAAGGTCAAGCCAAGCCAAGAAACGACAAAATGAAACTGCTTGCGCAATGTCTTGGTGTACCTATAACTTGGCTTGACTACGGCGAAGGTGAGATGACAAAAAATAATGATAAACTCACCCCTATCACCGAATGGGACGATAGCACCCCACTGGATGATGATGAAGCTGAGATCCCTTTTTATAAAGACATTGCCTTTGCTTGTGGGCATGGTGCAGTCAATGGTGATGCACCGCTTGAGGGTCGTAAGCTGCGCATGGGCAGACGCACCTTGAGCAATCTGGGTGTGATGCCCATCAATGCCTATGCTGTCACTGCGTGCGATGACAGTATGACGCCCTATGTACAAGATGGCGACACCATCTATATCGATAAAGGACGAAAAGAAGTCAAAGATGGGCGGATTTTTGCAATTCGCTTTGGGGAGCTGTGCTTATGTAAGCGTCTGTACCGACTGCCTGATGGTGGCGTGCGTATCGTCAGCGATAATGCCGCTGAATTTCCTGAGCAGGTCGCCACCAAGCAGCAGATCAGCGATGGTGAGTTTGAAGTGATTGGCTGGGTTTGGAGGGTCAGCCGTCTTGAGCGGTGGTAATGAATTTAAGATCACCAAACGCATATTGAAGAAAATTTAGGAGTAATAGCCGTGACAGCAGAAACCTTTCATTTAATACCAGCTATCACAGGTGCTGTGAGTGGCGCTGCATCAGTTGGTTTGCTAAATGGACCTTTGCAAACCTTGCAAGATATTTGGTTTGTGGTATATGGTCACAAGTGGCATTATAAAGTTGAAAGCATTAAGGCTCAACAAGCAATGAATATACAAGCCATGCAGAACAACATTCAGACCGGTATTGAAAAAATACCAGCAAATGCACTCAAAGACCCCAATGTGGCAATTATCGGCCCAGCGTTGGAAGCCAGCCGATTTCATATGAACGAAGAGAACATTCGCGAAATGTTTGCCAATTTGATTGTGTCAGCCATGGATGAGAGAAAAGATGGGCAGATGCATCATGCGTTTGTAGAGATTATCAAATCACTCAGCCCATTGGATGCCAAAAATCTAGAATATCTAAGTCAAAGCGGTGATGCACCAATTGTGAATATTGTCAAAGAAGCAAGTTATGGCTTTCATATGCTTCACCAACATGTATTTTTAGGCAATCGCCAAGTACTAGATCCCAACTTGATTACACCATCTATTGATAACCTTGCACGCCTTAAGCTAATAGATGTGACATATACCGAACACTTGACACATGAACCAGTCTATGATCCCTTTTATCACTCAGCCTTATATCAAGAAAAAGTTTCAGCACTGGGCAAAGAGCTTAAACTTCGAAGACTGGATATATCCAAGCTTCAAGATCTCACTAGACCAGTTGAACTCGATGGCAAGGTTCTAAACAAAGATGAACGAACTGAACAAATAGAGCTGATAAACAAAGAATTAGAGTCCAAAATTGAGATACAAAAAGGCATTATTAAACTTACTGCTTTTGGTAAAAATTTCCTAAGCGTCTGTTCGCCCACGACTTAGAGACTGCTTAATCTCATTTACAAAGCGCTTAGTAAAGGCTTTTTTTGTTCGTCCGTCATGGGGTTTGGGTCAATGATGAGAAAATCCTGCACCGATTTGTCTTTATCCGCCGCTTGCATGTAGGCAAGTAAGGCAAAGCCTTGTAAGTATTTTTTGGCGTTTTGGGTGGCTTTTTGGATGTTACGGCTAAAATGAACCGTATTTGCTCCAAGCACAATGTTAATTGCCAGTGCCATGTTGCCATCCTTTAAGTAAAAAAACCCATCGCATTGGGTGGGTTTTGGTCGTGATTGGGTCGTTAAGCGATGTGTTTTAAAAACTGCTGATATTTGTGCTTGCTTAATTGTAAAATGGCAGATTTGCCATTGTCAAACTCAATATGACAAACATAAGCGTCTTTGGTACGATTGGGTAGCCCAGCACCAATAGACAGGGCAACCAGTGCAGGCAAAACGCCCGCCCTAACAAGCAGCGTGCCAACAGTGGCACTGATGGCACCATTTTGAACCGAATTTGCCAAATTTGCCACCTGATCGATGTCAATGAGCTCAAATCTTTGTACCTGAGTGCTAAGATTGTACACATGGTTTTTGTTGGTTTGTTTGTCCATGATGGCAAGAAAACAACCAAACGATGACGCCGATTTTATAAAATCATCAGAATGTAACAGTTTAATGCCAAACAT